TCTAATATGAATCAAGCTGATTTAGAGTTGATCATAGACAACAACACGTTCCACGGATTGGATGGTAAACTACAACTCAGCTACTGGAGAAAATGTTAATGAATAAAGAAGAATTAGTAAAGAGCCTCGGAAAGAAATTTAAGTATAGATATGATACTGAGCAATATGCGTCAAGAGATGCTTGGTTCATAATGAGAGAAGAGACAGCTAAAGGTAAGTTAGAAGGTGACTGTGAAGACTTCGCACTTACTCTACTTTGGCACATCTCAGGAGAGAGTTATGTGAAGTTCTGGTGGAACCTCATATCACGTAAGGCAAAGATATGCTATTGTTATATTGACACACCAGATCGTGGTCATGCTGTGTTGAGATATGATGGCGATCAGTATGCTGACAACATTCAAAAGAAGTTTGTTAGTAAAAGAGAAATGGAAAACAAAAAATACGTATTCTCAAGATGGATGTTTTTACCTAGCACTGTAGCTATAAAACTTCTCATGGGAAAATTTATTAAATCTAGATTATAAGGAAACACTAGAAGATGAAAGCAAAATTGATTGGTCATACACAGCCTGTACCCTACGCTGTCGGTGAAATAGAAGATGGGTTAAAGAACATAGAGGACCTTATTGCGTACTGTGCTAAGGTATCTAATCCGCAAGGACAGATGAACTTAGCAACTAGCGAGAAGCTACTGAAGTATTTGGTAAAACATAAACATTGGAGTCCATTCGAGATGGCATCTGCCACTATTGAAGTAGAAACTACACGTGATATTGCTCGACAGTTTCTACGTCACAGGTCTTTCTCGTTTCAGGAGTTTTCTCAGCGATACGCTGATCCAGAAGCTATGGATAACTCGTTTGTCATTCGTGAAGCTAGACTACAAGATCCAGTAAACAGACAGAACTCCATTGAATGCGATGATGATGAGATTTCGAAGATGTGGATAATGAAACAGCAGATGATCATTCATGAATCTAAACTCGCTTACAAGTGGGCTATAGATAATGGCATCGCAAAAGAGCAAGCAAGATCAGTCTTACCTGAGGGTAATACAATATCTCGTTTGTACGCTAATGGCACTATTAGATCATGGATTCACTATGTAGAATTGCGATCTGGACACGGTACCCAAAAAGAACACATGGAACTTGCAAGAGAAATTGGCATGGCAGTGTCACGCATTTTTCCAATGATTAAACAATATATCAATAATTAGGATTTGCAGGACTGACTGTCAGGCATGATGGTCCGTCCTGTTTATATATGAAACAGGAAGATCAAATGATACAAGTTAATAAGCGAAACGGCACTAAAGAAACACTCGATATTGAAAAGTTACACAAGGTTGTATTTCACGCATGTGAAGGCATCACTGGTGTTAGCCCTAGTGAAGTGGAGATTAAGAGTCAAATACAATTCTATAATGGAATGACTTCAAAAGAAATACAGGAAACTCTTATTAAGGCAGCCGCGGATCTTATTAGCGAAGAGACTCCTAACTACCAGTACGTTGGTGGAAGGCTTATAAACTATTCACTACGTAAAGAAGTATATGGTAGATACACACCATGTCCAGTTATTGAGTTAGTTGAGCGTAATACAACTAATGGATTCTATGATGAAGAGTTGATTACAAAATACAACCTTGAAGAGTGGGCAAAGATTGATACCTTCGTTAAGCATGAGAGAGATGAAAATCTTACTTATGTGGCTATGGAACAATTACGTGGTAAATATCTAGTACAAAACAGAGTAAGTGGAGATATCTTCGAAACTCCTCAGATGTGTTATATTCTTATAGCATGTTCTTTGTTTCAAGATTACCCAGTCTATACACGAATGAGTTGGATCAAAGAGTATTATGATGCTATTAGTTTGCATGATATTAGTCTACCCACTCCCGTTATGGCAGGTGTAAGAACACCGCAGAGACAGTTTAGTAGTTGTGTTCTTATTGAAACTGATGATAGCCTTGATAGCATCAACGCTACTGCGGCATCTGTGGTAAAATATGTGAGTCAGAAAGCTGGCATTGGTATCGGTGGTGGTAACATTCGTGCGATTGGTTCTCCCATTCGTAAGGGTGATGCTTTTCACACAGGCATCATTCCATTCTATAAGCATTTTCAATCTGCTGTTAAGTCATGTTCACAAGGTGGTGTCCGTGGTGGTGCCGCTACTATCTATTACCCGATCTGGCATCTTGAAGTTGAAGATATGCTAGTATTGAAGAACAATAAGGGTACAGAAGAAAATCGTGTCCGTCATATGGATTACGGTGTACAGTTCAATAAACTAATGTATGAGCGTTTGATCAGTGGTGGTGATATCACATTGTTCTCACCTAGTGATGTGCCAGGACTATTCGATGCATTCTTTGTGGATCAAGATAAGTTCCGTGAACTATATGAACGTGCAGAACGCAACACACGACTACGTAAGAAGGTTGTCAAAGCAAGTGATCTATTCAGTTCATTCATGGAAGAGCGTAAAAACACTGGTCGTATCTATCTACAGAACGTAGACAATGCTAACGATCATGGTAGCTTTATTGCTAGACTAGCACCTATTCGCCAGTCGAACTTATGTGCAGAGATTGATCTACCCACTAAGCCTCTTAAATCATTAGATGATCCAGAAGGTGAAATCTCATTGTGTACATTGAGTGCTATCAATTGGGGCAATATCAAATCACCCGCAGACTTCGAACGTGTATGTCGTTTAGCAGTACGTGGACTTGATGCACTGTTAAGCTATCAGAACTATCCTATTCTTGCCGCTCAACTGAGTACAGAAAAGCGTAGACCTCTTGGTGTTGGTATTATTAACTTTGCCTATTGGCTTGCTAAACATGATCTAACCTATCAGAACATCGGTAGTGAAGGATTACAGTTAGTTGATGAGTGGGCAGAAGCATGGTCATATTACCTAATCAAAGCAAGTGCTGATCTAGCAACTGAATTTGGTGCACCTTCAGGTAACATGGAGACTAAATATGGACATGGCATTACGCCTAATCAGACTTATAAGAAAGACCTTGATGAGTTGATTCCACATGTTGAACGTATGGACTGGGTAACATTACGTGAACAGTTAAAGGATACAGGCATACGTAACAGTACATTGATGGCTCTTATGCCAGCTGAGACTTCAGCACAGATTGCTAACGCCACAAATGGTATTGAGCCACCTCGTTCGCTTATATCAGTAAAGCAATCTAAGCATGGTGTATTGAAGCAAGTTGTACCAGAGTACAAGCGTTTAAAGAACAAGTATGATCTTCTATGGGAACAAGAGTCACCAGAGGGATACTTGAAAATCATGGCAGTATTACAAAAATATATCGATCAGGGCATTAGTATCAACACTAGTTATAATCCCATTTTCTTTGAAGATGAGAAGATACCTATGAGTACTATGCTACAACACATGTTGATGTTCTACAAGTACGGCGGTAAGCAGTTGTACTATTTCAATACCAATGATGGTCAAGGTGAACTTGATGTCAGTAAGATGATGGGCGAATTGCCAGAACTAGAGCAGTCGGACATCGATGACGAAGATTGTGAGTCATGCAAGATATAGTACTTGACATGTCCTTCGGGGCATGTTATATTAACGAGATAGAACATATTTTAGAGGGATATAGATGAGTGTTTTCGATACTGCTAACAAGGCAGACCACACTAAAGTTTTAGCGTTTTTCGATCCGACTGGTGGACCTACAATCCAGCGGTACGATACGTTAAAGTATAAAACGTTTGACAAACTGACTGAGAAGCAGTTAGGCTTTTTCTGGCGACCAGAAGAAGTAGATGTTACACAAGACAGTAAGGACTTTAGAGGACTTACCGAACATGAGCAACACATCTTTACGAGTAATCTAAAGCGACAGATATTACTTGATAGTGTTCAAGGTAGAGCGCCAGTTGAGGCATTCTCTCCTATCGTATCTTTACCAGAGATTGAGAACTGGATTCAAACTTGGACGTTCAGCGAAACTATCCACTCACGTTCTTACACACATATTATTCGTAACGTGTATAGTAATCCTAGTAAAATCTTTGATGAGATGATGGACGTTCAAGAGATTATGGACTGTGCAGGCGACATCTCTAAGTATTACGATGGTCTAATCACACAGAGCAGTTGGTACAATCTATTAGGTGTAGGCACACATACAGTAAATGGTGAAGAAGTTGTTGTTGATCTGTATGAATTGAAGAAGCTATTATGGCTTACATTGATGAGCGTTAATATCCTCGAAGGTGTTCGTTTCTATGTATCATTCGCTTGTTCGTGGGCATTCGCTGAACTGAAGAAGATGGAAGGCAATGCTAAGATTATCAAACTGATTGCACGAGATGAGAACTTACACTTAGCGTCTACGCAGATGTTACTGAAAGTCCTTAAGCAAGATGATCCAGACTTTATCAAGATCGCAGAAGAGACTGAGGATGAATGTATCCAGATGTTTATTGACGCAGTAGATCAAGAGAAAGCATGGGCAGAGTATCTGTTCAAAGATGGTTCAATGATTGGTCTCAACACTGAGTTACTGGCTAACTATATCGAGTTTATCTGTCAACGTAGAATGATGAACGTTGGTCTTAAGTGCCCATATGCTAAGACAAGTAACCCATTGCCATGGACTGAGAAGTGGATCAGTGGAGCAGAAGTTCAAGTTGCACCGCAAGAAACTGAGATCACTAGCTACGTAAGTGGTGGTACTAAACAAGATGTTAGCACTGATACTTTTAAAGGCTTCTCTTTATGATAGAGATTTATGGTAAGGAACAATGCGGATATTGCGACATGGCTAAAAAGCTGTGTGAATCAAAGATGCTTGAGTACAACTACTACCAGCTGAATAGGGAATTTACACGTGAGGAAATGCTAGAAATGTTTCCAGATGCAAAGTCCTTTCCACAAATAAAGGTAGACAATAAGTCTATCGGTGGATACCAGCAGTTGTGGTCCATATATGGATAAATGGCAAGAAGCCTACATGAAAACAGCGGAGACCTTTGGGTCTCTTTCTCATGCTATACGACTGAAAGTAGGCGCAATTGTCGTTAAAGAGAATCGTATAATTAGTATAGGTTATAACGGTACTCCATCTGGTTGGGATAACTCATGCGAGACCCGAGATAAACCAGACTGGATGACGTGGGAACCTGCTGATGATGCCTTAGAGCAAGTGATACTAACGACTAAGGTAGAAGTGATTCACGCAGAAGCAAATGCTATCTCTAAATTAGCCCGCTCTACAGAAAGCGGTTTGGGGGCAGACATATATATTACTCACGCACCTTGTGTTGAATGTGCCAAACTTATTTACGGTGCAGGAATAGACAACGTGTTTTATAAAGAGAAGTACAGAGATGATGATGGAGTACAATTCCTAGTTACCTGTGGAATAAAGGTGGAGCAGTTAAATGAAGAGACAAGATATAGTTTGTAAATATTGTGATAGTGAGTGTACAGTAGAAACGATTAATATGGAAGATCCAATCATGTATTGTCCTATATGTGGATCAGAGGTCGATATTGATGAAGGTGAAATAGGCGATTGGGACGAAGAAATAGATTCTTGGGATTGATATGTGGACTTTAAATGAAGTAGAGTTCACTAGTGAGATGATTGATAAGTACGTTGGATTTGTGTATGTCATAACGCAATTGCATAATGGTAAGAAGTACGTAGGCAAGAAATTATTCCAGTCGAAGCGTACTTTGCCACCACTCAAGGGAAAAACCAGAAAGCGCAAGGTAACAAGAGAATCTGATTGGATGACTTACTATGGGTCAAGCGAAGAGGTCAAGTTACTTGTAGAAGAACAAGGACCTACGGCATTTAAACGAGAGATTATTCACTTGTGTAACAGTCGTGGAGAGATGGGTTATTTAGAGGCAAAGGAGCAGTTTGACAGGGAAGTCCTTTTATCCGACGAATACTTTAACGGAATTATCAACTGCAAAATACATAGAAACCACGTGAAGGGTTTGAAAAGATGACACATGAAACTTATTACGCTGTACCGAAAGATACATACTTACCATTACCATCAAGCGTAACTATAAGAGAGTCTGAGATACATGGTCTAGGACTATGGGCAGTTGAAGAGATCAAGGAAGGAACTGAGATAGGGAT